TGATATGTTGCTTTCCATAATCAGTCCTCTTCTTGTATTAGTCGTTTAATCAATTCTTTTTTCCATCCTTGAATAAATCCATTTTCATCAATATTCATAATGATGTAGTCGCCATATCCTTCATCTGCCGGACACATAATCTTAGGTACATAGCCGTCATAAGAAGCAATGGCGATGTGGTCTTCATCAGTAATATCACATATAAAATCATCGCATACTTTATAGTGAACATTGGCAGTTGTTCCTTGCGTCCAATTGACTATTTGTCCTGTCTCAATTGCTATAATAGGTCGCCAACGATAATGATCTGAATATATATTGTAATCAGCCTCTTCTTTTATTTGTACAGCACAAGGTATAAGAGGTTTACCTATGCCTTTACTCTCGCACAAATCAATGTCTCTCACTCCGTTAACTTCTGCGTCTTCCCAATAGCGGATACCTGCATCTACTTTCAGATAGACCGCCTCAAACTCGGTCGGTTTGTTGATTGTAATTTCCATATTATTTTAATTGATTAATAACTTGTCTTTTGATTTTCTTGCAGAGCTTCCCGACAAAACGTCCATGCTTCTCTGTTCCGTCATCGGGCAACTCGTTTTTGTAAGTGTTGAGCAACTTCTGGATGAGAAGCACTTCTTGTTTTGTCAAAGTAAGTTTCATGATAATAACCTAAAGGAGCGATTCTATATCGCAAAGTTCAGCATATATCAACATCAGCCATACTATTATTTGTAACAGGATAGCCATATAATTATCACTGTCATTCTTATAAAACAATATCAAGAAAGATATTGCCATAATGATAAAGGCACTAATTCGTACAATCATTGTTTTCAGATATGAAATTTGTTTTGTTCGACCTCTATCTCCATCAACTGAATCAAACGTTCTTCGTCTGGAGATGGGATATATATGCCACATTGGGCACTCGCGAAATTCCGAAACCTTTCAATGGTAAGGCTAAACTCTGTACTATCAAGGTCAGACGAACTTCTTAAGTATTTTAGTCTCCCAAGAAACTTGTCTTCTCTCTCACGGACGAAAGTGTCTTTGTTGCAGAGAATCTTGTAATAGTTCCGCTTTACATATTCCATCGTTTCACCGATTTGGCAACCGAGATAAGCAAGGCAGACATGAAGGTATTTGTTCTGATTTAAAGATCTTTGGGGTTTCTTTTCCGTCAATTCAAACACCTTCTGTTCCTTTATCAACTTCTCCAGCTTCGCTCTTGCCTGCTGGACGTGGAGAGGATTGGAGCCATCGTATTTCATAGGCTAAAATGGCAGATCATCATCCTGGGAAACACTCGGAGCAGCTTCTACTTCTGTGGAAGATGGATATTTATTAGAATCAACAATTTCTGATAAATCTGCTATGATGTATCTTACACCCTCTTTTCTCTCTTCTCTCTTAGGGGCACAACTCATAAAATGAGTATAAGTAATATCTCCAAATGTAGCAGGTTCTTTCCGCTTGAAGATTGCGAAGTTTAAAAAACATCTTTCCTTACCATCTTTACACTTTACTTTCTTTATCAATTCCTTTGGAATGTCTGATAAACAAATACTTCCTCTTAACATAATCAAATGAATTTAAATTTATAACCTTTTATTTTTCTATTATCGTCATCTATCGCAGCAGTCATACATGACCTACTTACCCTTAAAAACTCTGCGGCCTCTTTACCACTGTCAAAAACTCTCATAAGCACGTTCAATGTCGGATGAAACATGCCAACTGGCTTATATTTAGTTATAGAAATCCGATATCCCCTTGTACCATAATTTGCATTATATTTGTAAGTACACCATTCCAAATTCTCAATAGAATTGTTTGCCGGATTCTCATCCTTGTGATTTATGCAAGGATAGTTATTGGGGTTAGGAATGAATGCCTGTGCTACAAGTCTATAAACAAAGAATTTCCTGTTTAAATTCCCCTTACTGAGTTCAACCCTTGGCCTTCCGTCTTTTTGATAAAAAATCGTCTTCATCCTTTCAGGTACAACTTTTAATCCTCCTTTGAAGTGTGGCACATATCTTTTCAAACTTTTCACCCTGCCTAAATTGCTTATCTGATATAATCCTTCATATCCGACAATATCTTTCCATATCTCAAATTCTTTAGATATAGAACCACTTAAAATTGCCATAATTAATTTTCTATTTTTTCTTTTAATAAATACCTGGTTAAATCTCTGTATTCTGCCCACTCTAAAAAAGAGTGTAATAGATTCGTATTATCTTGCTCCATACCATCATAACGATAACATGTAATAGAAGGCTCATAGCGTTTCAATGGAAGTCCTCTGACATCATATCCATGCTTATCTTTGTCGTATCCTTCAAAGATGAACAAGTCAAAGTGAAACACGTCTAAATTGAATAGCTGGAGATAAAATCGCCATTGGCAAGAATTGATGTAATCGGCATCGGTAGGATAAGAATATTTAGTCTTAATATCCCTGATCTCCACACCATTCACCATATCGGCACATCCTGTTATAATAGCATCTCCAAAATCCTTATACAGTCTTATCTCATGAAAAGCATTCGGGTATTCGTTACGATAGGAAAGCGCGGTCTTGCATTGTGCAATATCCATAATCACTTTATCACCTTCAATGTCAAAGGATCTACCACAAGGAACAGGCTCTTTTTGTTCTTTATTATAATGGAGGAAGGTACGTTCTCCTGCATCTACTTTATCGCATTTCGGTGTACCTTCTTCCACTATTTTATGAAATGCCTGTCCAATTTTTGTATACACATTACCCGTGAACTTGCCTGTTATACTGTCAATAACGGATTGCTCCGTTATCTCATAGTTGGCATAATCGCTTTGCTCTATGTACTTTCGGAATGCTTCTAAAATTGTTACGCGAATTAGCGGTATCATACTTTCACGAATAACTTTTTATCTTGATCGAAAGTGAATCCTTTTGCTGCAAGACTCTTCTGCATCTCAGAAAAGAAGGGTACTCGCATAATTTTAGGTAATAGCTTTGTAGCCTCCATCAAGGCAAGAATATCTTCTTCGGTCATTGCGGCGGCAAGCTGTTCACGTATTGCGGCAAGCTGTTCGTTAGCTTTTGCTTGCGCTTCTCCTTTTCCTTGAATCGATATCTTCACTTTCGATATAATGTCAGACATACATGTATCAAACTCGGTTGTTCCATAATCAGGTATTACCACAGTTCCAAGTCCTGCTACATTTTTGCCTACAAAATTATCCAACGGTGCAAATGAAATAGAACGTTTCCCATTTTGTATGAATACATATCCAACTTGGTCAGCTATCCTAACAAGCAGGTCTTTTGATTGCCCTGTGCAATCCGGAGAGTGCTTTATCACATCGCCGTCTGCCGTTTCCTTGTCATGGCATATAAAAACAATGTCAGAACCATTCGAGCGAAGAAAGTTGACGAACTCTTTAAAGTCCTCGCCCATCTGCCCGAACCGTTTTAAAGTATTTGTTTTCAATTTATAATTATTGTCAATAGCATATTGACTCAGATAATCGTCTATCATTGATTTGGCTGTATCGACAACTATTGTTTTGTAATCTTTCATAGATTCACGTTCTGAATCAATATCTTTCCAACATTTAGCCATTATGGTATCACAACGTTGTACTGCGCGGTCTGCCCCCCTGTCGCAATCTATCAATAAAGGATTATCCGCTGTTGTAGCTACTGAGGTTTTTCCACTTCCGGGGACTCCATATAATACAATAATTACAGGACGCTCCGGTAAAACATCATTTTTCTTAACTATAGGCATAATATTTAAATTTTAAAATGATTGCTTTTACCAACACAAAAAAGGCAGGTCCGCAGTCCTTACAAAGTTCCGCTTCCTGCCATGATATATCTCCACTTCTTCAAGCTCATTTTCAAGAGAATCAATTTCTTCATTGATAAGTGCAATATATTCAGCCTTACTGTCAGCATTGAATGTGAGCATTACCGCTTCTTCACTCATTTGCTGAACCGTGTCAAGCTCTGAATAAAGCTTATCAAGTTCTGAATTAATAGATGATTTACACCTCATACTTTCTCCAAAAATTGCAAAGGGAGTGAATAAACAGCTTTTAACTTAGAAAATTTGACATCTGCACGCCCATCTTTAATTTTAATAATCGTGCCTATCAGCGTATCGCCAATTTCACGGACTTTATCACCTTTTTTCATAATAACTACGTTTAAATATTTGTCCGAAAGGCAGGAATCGAACCTGCTTCTTGTGGGGTAATGAGACCTACATAAAGAATATGATTATTATTAAATTACCACATACATTCCATAATGCTACTTTCGGAGGATGTATTTATAACCATAGAACAACCAAAACTAATCAGAAATATCCGAGTGTAAATCTTTAATTACCAGCATATTCTAAAATTTAACACTTTTCGGTTGCCATTTGTCGCTTCCCAAATTTCCACATATTTTTGAGACGTATTTCTGACGTGGAGAATTTGCGGGGCTTGTTTTTTGTCACACCGTGCAGACAGTTGACAAGGGTTTACAACCGTTTACGACAAGCGACAATAACCGCCCCGATATGCGGAAACAGTCACACTGTGTAGAAAAGCGACAATGGTTGACTTCCGTTCACATCCGTTTACCATTTCAGAGATATAGGATTGAAGAAATGAACCATTAAACGATAAAACGGTATGAAAGCAACCAGAAAATGCAGTTTTTGCGGCAAGTCCTTTGTAACCCGAAGCGGTATGCAAAGATATTGCAGTGAGGCTTGTCAGGCAGAAGCCAAACGAGCCAGAGTGATGCAGAAGAACAACCTCTTCAAAGTCGCCCAACCCTTGATGGAGATACAGCATCAGGAGTATCTCACCTTTTCCAAAGCAGCCATCCTCATGGGCTGTTCCCGACAGTACATTTACAAACTTGTAGCCATCGGCAAGCTGAAAGCCTCACGCATCAGCAACCGCATGGCATTCATCCGCAGAGCCGACATCGAGCAGATGTTGGAGGGCAATCCCTATCACCGCATCCTGCCCGGCAACACCTCCACACCAAGGAAATCATCTTCATCTTCCTTACCTGCCAAAAGAGAAAAAAGGGAAAAGGAAAGCGAAGAAGTGTTGGACTTCTATTCGGGCGAGGAGGTGATGTCCCTTTTTAAGGTAAAGCAGTCATGGCTTTACACTTCCGCCAAGCGTAACCATATCCCCATCTGCCGTATCGCAGGAAAGAACTATTACAGCAAGAAGCATATTGACGAGTTTTTCGGTGTGGCAGTTGATATTAGCGAAATTACCGACTGGCTACTGACCGAGGAGGTGGAGGAACTGTTCGGCATGAAGCCGACCGCACTCCGTGCCTACACCTATCGCCATAAGATACCCACTAAAAGAGAGTACGGGCGTACCTATTACTCCAAATCACATTTGAACGAACTCCGCAGAACTGACCTTGTGAACGATGAACGCTACTATACCGTTGAGCAGGTGCAGCAAATCTATGGTCTTTCGTCAGCCAACATCTGCCATATCGTCAAGGTGAAGCACATCGAAAAGATAAAGGTGGGTGTGAAAAACCTGCTTTTGCGCTCAGATGTGGAGCGTGTCATGGCTGAAAGGAACAAATAACCGTGAAAAATCGGGATTATCGAAAATTATTTCAAAATGATGTATCGTGGAGGTATTCACGGATATTTCACGTTGTTCCTTTGCCATCGGAAACATGGATACAACTCCAAAATGTATACAACCAATTAAAACATAATTATTATGAGTAAATGCAAAACAGTTACCTTGCGTAAGCGCAAGATTAAGAACGGGACACAGTATTCACTATGCCTTGACTACTATCCCGGCTACCGTGACAATGTCACCATGAGAGTGATTACACGTGAAGCCTTAGGAATTTACATCTTCGCCAAACCTGCAAACCAGCAGGAACGGGACTTCAACGCACGCATGATGAAGAAAGCGGTCATCCTGCGCAACCAGCGCTACGAAGCCATTTTCAATGAAAACAACGGCTTTTTTGACAAGACCAAGATGAAGGGCGATTTCCTTGCCTATTTCAAAGGACTGGCTGACCGCAAGAATATCAAGTGGCAGCACGTATACAAGCATTTCCAGCGGTTCGTGAACGGCAAATGCACCTTTGAGGAGGTGGATGTGGATTTGTGCCGCAAGTTCATGGAATACCTGCTTGATGCACCCCAATCCATCCACACCAACCAAAAGCTGCACATCAACTCCGCAGCAGGCTATTGGTCAACTTTCCGTGCCGTGCTGCACACCGCTTACCGTGACAGGAAGATAAAGGAGAACCCAAACGGCTTCTTAGACCGCATCGAGTGCATTCCCACCATCAGGGAGCATTTGAGCCAAGAGGAACTGATACGGCTTGCCGAAACACCCTGTGAGGAGGAGGTCTTGAAAAAAGCTTTTCTTTTCGCCTGTCTTACGGGACTGAGAAAGAGCGACATCAGACAGCTCACGTGGCAGCAGATACAACCATACACCAACGGCAGGATGTTCGTTACCACCCGTATGCAGAAAACCAAAGAAATAGTGCATAACCCCATCAGTGATGAAGCCTATGGACTGCTGGGAGAACGGGGCGAGGGACTTATCTTTGAGGATTTCAAGGACAAGATGCTGCAAGGACCACTCCAACGGTGGCTCACGGCAGCAGGGATAACCAAGAAAATCACCTTTCACTGTACCCGCCACAGCTTCGGAAGCCTGCACGTGGAAATGGGAACGGACATGGCTGTCATCCAAGCCTATCTCGGACATAAGAACATTACCACCACACAAATCTATTCCAAGATAGCAGCGCAGCAGATGTGTCAGGTGGTGGACAAGATAACCTTGAAGCGCAAGGAGGCATAAATGTCTCACATTGACAGGTATTCAGAGGGGCGGTTATGGCTACAAGGCTATAATCGCCCCTCTATGTTTTTGGCTTGATGCCACCATTTATAAGCCCCTCAGAGTATGAAACAGAGTATGATATGATGACATTTCGTGAAATACATTGAAAAAGACCGTTCTAACCGCAAATAACGGGCAGTAATTGGGAAAAATAGCATTAACTTTGCACAAAATAATACAGGAACATTCAATCTCTCAACGAAATATGGAATCATCAATCAAGGACAAATACATCATCTTGGGCTTTGTCGGCTTCGCCATCGTCCTAATATCTTCCATTGCCACGCTGGTAATAGCGGACAGCTTCAACCAAGACAACTTTGTCAGGTGGATAGTATTCGTATGCTGTAACCTGTTGGGATGGTTGCTCTATCTCTCCTTTCAGACACTTATCTTTGATACATACGAAATCTACAAAATCAAGTTCGGCAAGAAAGAAACGATTGCCGAAGCCATAGAGGTGCAGGAAGAACTGTCACAAAATACACTTGAAGAAGCCACATCTGTGCCTGGACCTACATCAGTCCCTGAGCCTGTACCCGAATCATCCCCGACAAAAGAAGAGACACTTATCCAAACACAACCGATAGAGCTTACTATCGCCCCGGATCTTCACGAAAAGAACCGTGCCAATTACGCAAGCAGAGAGCAACGGGAAAAGGAAGAGCGCATCCGCATGGTCATGGAGTATTGCCATTATTACCTGCCTCGCATTGCCGACCAAGAAACCGTGAACCACATCTGTACTGAGGTGGACAAATGGATGAATCTTAACACTTATACCCCGAAGCCCATACAAAGACCGTTTACCAAAGACATCAACAACATTCCACTCCGTCACTTCGTATGGAATATCTCTGAGCGTTTCCTGTACAAGAGATACTACAATGGGGATAACCGTGCCAAGTTCATCAAAGCCCTTTTCCCGAAATCGTTTGCTGATACAGACTTATCAACCATCAAGAATTTCAAGGTAGAGCCGTTAAAGACGGAAATTCCCATTGATGAACCCGAAAACGGCAAACTTGATTTCCACTATCCCGAGGATTATGTGCGGAATTAGGATAATCACGACACCAACGACAACCATCCGGTAACTCATAACCGCCTGTTTTACATCGTTTCCCGAGTAATTTTACCCGTCATTTATGGCTGGGCTTAATTATTCGGGAATTATTTTGCAATGACGTGTCGTGGAGATATTCACGGATATATCATTTCAGTCCTTTGCGCCAAGTCTTACAAAAGAGACGAGTACGCGAATGGAAAAATCAATTCTTACCTTCAACGACCTCCCCGAGGTTGTCGCTCAGCTTCGAGACGAAGTGATGAGCCTGAAAAGCCTGCTCGCCGAGCAGCGCAGTGTGAACAATGCCAAAACGGTGGACACCCACGTGCCCATGTCTGTGGACGAGGCAGCAGAGTATTTAGGTATCCCTAAGGGTACGCTCTACATGAAACTGTCAGAAGGGACAATCCCTGCCACCAAGCCCGGCAAACGCTATTGCCTTTACCGTGACGAACTGGACAAGTGGCTGGAAACCGCCCGAAAGAATCCCATACCGTTGTCAGACGAGGAACTGAACAAGTCCTTATCCTCTTCCCACCGTCGCAAGCCCAACCCACGTAACTGGTGAATGATATGGAAGAGGATAAGAACTATATCAACCTGATACGTGGCGACCTCACAAAAGCATCCCAAGCGCATAACGGTATGCCCGACAGTGTAGGCATGATGAATATCAAGACGGCAAACCAAACCATTCTTGAAGCATCGTTATTGCCTACGCCCCGTGCGCTGTGGGACAGCTTTTGGTACGAGGGGGAACTCTCCTGCTTGTTTGCCGATTCCAACGTGGGCAAGTCCATCCTTGCCGTGCAGATAGCCGACCGCATCGCCCGAACCGACAATGTGCTGTATCTGGACTTTGAACTGTCCGAAAAGCAGTTCCAGCTCCGCTATACCAACGAGCATGGAGAGCTCTACACCTTTCCCGACAAACTCTATCGGGTGTCTATTGACTGCAACCAGCTTTTGGATGCCAACTTTGAGGAAGCTATCATAGGCGGCATTGAACAGATGGCTGTGCAGACCGACTGCAAGATTTTCATCATTGACAATCTTACCTACCTGTGTTGCGCCATGGAGAAAGGCGATGCCGCAGGACGGCTGATGATTCAGCTGAACAATCTCAAAAAGAGATATGCGCTCTCTATCCTTGTCCTAGCACATACGCCCAAACGCTCTTTGGATTGTCCCATCACATCCAACGACCTTGCCGGAAGCAAACGGCTCTACAATTTCTTTGACAGCGTGTTCACCATTGGAAAAAGTGCCCAAGACGGAGGGCTTCGCTATGTGAAGCAGCTTAAAGTGCGCTATGGCACGTTCTCTCATGATGCGGATAATGTAATCGTTTACGAGATTGACAAGGTGGATGCTTTCTTGCAGTTCGTGTTCAGGGGCTATTCCACGGAAAAGGAACACTTGAAAAAATTGGGCGACAATGAATCAAGCCAAAGGGATTGCCAAATTCTGCAACTCTCCCAATCGGGCAAGTCCGTCAGGGAGATAGCCTCACAGGTGAATTGTGGCAAGTCCACCGTAAACCGTATCATCCAGCGCAGCAAAGAGAGTAAAAACGCAGGTGTCCCAAGTGTCCCACTGTCCCAACCCTTAGAGTGTGGGACAATGGGACAGGATGGGACAGCCGACAATCAACCATCAAAAACGGACTAAGCTATGGGCAATTATTCATTACAGAAGTATAAAGGAACGGCAACACGGCATACCTGCCCCAAATGCGGAGACAGGCATTCTTTCGTCTATTACGTGGACGAAAATAATGTGCCGTTGCATCCATCGGTCGGCAGATGTAACCACGAAAGCGGTTGTGGGTATCACTACACTCCGAAAGAGTATTTTCAAGAGCATCCTGAACACAGAACTACCAATGATTTCTCTTTTGACAGGCAAAGAGCAGAGCAGAAGAAAGTGAAGCAGCAAAGTAAGCCGACAGCCATCGGCTATATTCCCCCTCACTATGTGGAGAAGTCGCAAAGCGAGCGTAGCAATTTCTTCCGTTTCCTCTTCACACTCCTTACTTCCTACTATGGCGACAAGGCGAAAGAGGTGTTGAAGCGGTTGTTGGAGGAATACCGTTTGGGGGCTACCCGTGACGGCTCTGTTATCTTTTGGCAGATAGACAGGACGGGCAAGGTACGCACGGGAAAGGTGATGCAGTACAATCCCGAAGACGGACACCGTATCAAGGGAGGACAGACATCGGCAGTGAACTGGATACACAGCATATTGAAAAAGCAGCGTGTGTTGGCAGAGGATTGGCAACTATCCCAATGCCTTTTCGGGGAACACTTGTTGAAAACGCATCCCGACAAGGTGGTGGTCTTGGTGGAATCCGAGAAGAGTGCCGTTATCGGTTCTGCTATCTTCCCCGATTATGTATGGCTGGCTACGGGTGGTAAGAGTCAGATGAGAGAAGAGAAACTCCGTGTACTGTCAGGGCGAACCGTGCTTCTCTTTCCCGATGCCGATGCTTATGCCGAGTGGAAACAGCGAGCCGAGAGCATGTACTTTTGTAAGGTGGTGGTTTCGGACATCATCGAAAGGAATGCCACCCCGAAACAAAAAGAAGCCCATATCGACATAGCCGATTGGATTATCTTTCAGATACGGGAGGGCAAGGTGATGAGTACAGCCAACCACTTGGTCGAGGCTGAGAGAATCCTCCAGCGGATGATAGAGAAGAATCCCGTCCTGCAAAAACTGATAGACGATTTAGACCTTGTGCTGGTCGGTGCATCTCCAATCGGCAACGATGATGAAAAACCTCCCTGACGGAGGAGAGCGGAAGCCGTAGGCTGGAGTTTGCAGACAATGGCTTGCCATTGATATAGCCCACTATAACTACACGCTCCGCTTACGTAGTTGTGGGCTCTCCCGAGGGGATTAGGGTTTTACCCTAATGACCCACTCAGGGCGTTTCTCCCCTGAGAACCCAGAGCAAAGAGTGACCCTCTCTTTGCAATCTCCGCTTATGGGTTGCACCCCTAAGAACCCCATGCGTTTACGGACAGCGGAAAAGCAAACAATAAAGTACAAACCAAAAAACAAGTATCTATGGCAACAAAATCAAGCATACATATCAAGCCCTGCAACATCGCATCGAGCGAGGCTCACAACAGGAGGACTGCCGAATACATGCGCCACATCGGAGAGTCCAGAATCTATGTCGTTCCTGAACTATCCACCGATAACGAACAGTGGATAAATCCCGACTTCGGCAGTCCGGATTTGCGGATGCATTATGACAATATCAGACAGATGGTAAAGGAAAAGACCGGACGTGCCATGCAGGAAAAGGAGCGTGAACGCAAAGGCAAGAACGGTAAAATAGTCAAGATTGCGGGATGCTCCCCCATACGTGAAGGAGTGCTGCTTGTCAGGTCGGACACCACACTGGCAGACGTGCGTAAATTCGGTGAGGAGTGTCAAAGACGCTGGGGAATCACACCGCTGCAAATCTTCCTGCACAAGGATGAAGGGCATTGGCTGAACGGTCAGCCGGAAGCGGAAGACAGGGAAAGCTTCAAAGTCGGGGACAGATGGTTCAAGCCGAACTATCATGCCCATATCGTTTTCGACTGGATGAACCACGAAACAGGAAAGAGCCGAAAGCTCAATGACGATGACATGATGCAGATGCAGACCCTTGCATCCGACATCCTGCTGATGGAACGCGGGCAGTCAAAGGCTGTCACTGGTAAGGAGCATCTGGAACGGAACGACTTTATCATTGAGAAGCAGAAAGCTGAACTGCAACGCATGGATGCAGCCAAACGGCACAAAGAAGAACAGATAAATCTTGCCGAGCAGGAACTGAAACAGGTGAAATCAGAAATACGCACTGACAAGTTAAAGAAGACAGCCACCACGGCAGCGACAGCCATAACTAGTGGAGTTGCTTCTCTTTTCGGGAGTGGAAAACTGAAAGAACTGGAACGTGCCAACGAAAAACTGCAAGACGAGGTTTCAAAACGGAACACCAATATTGAAAAATTGCAGAGCCAAGTACAGCAGATGCAGAAACAGCATGATACGCAAATCCACAATCTCAGAGAAATGCACAGGCAGGAACTTGACATGAAAGAAAAAGAACTGTCACGGCTCGCCAGAATCATAGACAAGGCTTTCAGGTGGTTTCCGATGTTCAGGGAAATGCTGCGCATGGAAAAGTTTTGTGCCATGCTGGGATTCTCTAAAGAAATGACTGAAAGTCTTATAGTCAAAAAAGAAGCCCTGAAATGTAGCGGTAAAATCTATTCCGAGCAACACAGGCGGAACTTTGATATAAAGGATGATATTTTAAGGGTGGAAAATGACCCTGACGATGAAAGCAGGCTGAACCTGACAATAAACAGGAAGCCGATTGCCGACTGGTTCAGGGAGCAATGGCACAGGCTTAGATATGGAGCAAGAGTGCCGCAACAGGAAGAAAGAAAAAGTAGAGGATTCAAATTATAATAGAAGCAATTTGATTAGTAATCTAAAAGCACTCCGATAACGATTAGAGTGCTTTTAGATTGTTTATCATTAATTATCAAAGCAAGTGCAGTTTAAGATTTTACTGAAGTTTGCATTAATAAAGAATATACTACAGCTGATATATGCGCAACATATTGTGACGCTTGTGATTCATTTCCCTTGAAATCCTTAACAAATACCGCTAAGGTATAACTGATATTATTAGGCAGACATATATAGGCAACATCATTGTGAGCTGCAAGAACACCATTTTCATTAACATAACCTGAACCTGTCTTATGCGCTATAACAACCCCTTCTTTATCAAGAAGTGGAGCTGCTATCCTATCTACACCTGTTTTGCATTCTTTTAACGTATTCTTAATGAAACTTTGTTTCTCATCATCGATAAGACCTTCAGTAAACAAACGATTCATCAACATTGCAGCACCAAGAGGAGATGTATAGTTAGAGTAAGCCTTGTTATGGTCAGCCGACATTTCCTCTTCCGTATAAGCTATCTGAAAACTTGAACGAGGAATGAGTGTGGCTATAAAACTATCTGTTTGAGCGACATTAACCATATCCTTAAACATAAGGTTGCTTGCATTGTTGTCACTCTGAGTAAGAGTATAACGCAGCAAATCTCTCACTGTCAATGATATGACTGGCCCTGAATAATCTTTCAGCATAGGACTCCAAGTCTTTGGGTCAAGTTTATCCCTATTTATATTTACTAAGGTATCAAGTGAAATTCCTTTATTGTCAAAGTCATTACAAAGAGCTAATGCCTGATGAACCTTAAACACACTCATCATAGGATAAACACTCTTATTATTGACCTTAACCGTATCTCTGTTATTAACAATAACCGCCACACCAATTTCGCCAGGACAAGCTGAGACAATTTGAGAAATGCTATCAGTCAAAACATTTGTTAAAGGAGGATTTGCGCTATCTTTTGTCGCTGATTTATGGAACAATGAAAATACCAAGATGAAAATGCAAACTAAAGCTATACTCAAAACTACGATTTGTTTTTTTCTGTTTTTTTCCATGTTTATATTATTTATATTTGTTTGACGAGAATATCTTTATTTGCCGACAAAGGTACATAACTTTACGGAAAAATATGTTTCTAAAATATATAAATAGACAGCTGTGGGGAAAATGTGGGGAAAAATTAGATAATTAAAAAGGCTAAATGACTGGAAATAATCACTTAGCCTTTTAATCCGTACCCAGACCCGTACTTCGTAATTGCTGCGCCCATCATTCAAGACTGTCAAATCGGGTCTTTCCTGTCAAGCCAATGATGCCTATGCGTATGCCAAACACATGGATTACGGATTTCTCGTTCCGTGAACAAACACTTTATCCGCAACTCTGCTATGTGGTGTATTGGCTTAACTCCATTTCTATGGGCAACACTTTTGTTGCAGATTTCAAGCAGCTTTTATCGAAATACCCATCAGTAAGAACTCGTTTATTAGGCTTTCCTCATAATTGGGAACAAGAGCCTTTGTGGAGATAAAATAATTGCCCTGTTTCTTAAAAAGCACTGGGGCAAACCAGCTCCGTCTTTAATTGTTTCCAATAAATGGATTGTTTCAAGCCCCTATAGAAAGAGAACAAAAATTCCTGTGTGAAAATTAATCTACGACAAGGAGCAAGCAAGGAGCAATATCAAACAAAAATCAATACCTTTGCAGTACATATGAGATAGACCAAAACAAAAGTGGAATATCGGAAACGAATAGCAAGGAAAAGAGAAGAAACGACCCAAGTTGATGTCCTTTTTGAGTTAATAATCAATAAAAGCGTTAAATCTTCACCTTTTAGAATGTGCAATTAAAAATAACAACCATATTTCTGACTTATTATCTATAAAATATTGAGTAATAATCGGTTGTAAATACTAAAATCGTATGCAGTTGCAAAAACATCAGAATCATCTGATACGGTTATTTACTTGAAAAGAGACGGGTATTCCCTCATTCCGTTTGTAGGGGACGTTCTCATGGTTGCTCCTACCACATTGGTAGGGAAAGGAACAGCAGTAACAGTCACAGCCGTTGAAAAAACGACTGACGGAACGGCTGGCGATGTTTGGAAAGTTACATTGAGCGCAACCCTCGGAGCATTAACAACTTCATCTGTTCTTGTTGAAGCGAAAGAAGCAGGTTCTGGTAAAGAAGCTATGGTCACTAATCCTAACTCATACCTTCCCTGCGACTTTGATTTTGTTTTTGACCCGGCTGCATCCGAAGATGATTTCGATGGTGCAAGATATCTTATCACTCCTGCATTGGCATTAGGAGATGTATTCCTCTACGAAGACCGTATGCAACCTCTTTCGGCTGCATTAAAAGCTTTGAACAAGAGCAAGGTTAAGGGTTGGTTTAACATTTAAAATTGACGAAACTATGCCTAAATTTGATTTTAATAACAGCAGATATGCAAGATTCTTTTCAGACAAGACCAATCAACGTTTCTTGCAATCCTTTGTCAATACAGAAGGTCTGCTATACACTAATTATGGTTGGTACAAGACTCAAGGTGTAAAAGCTGGTGCTCCCACACCTACCGCTCCTAATGGCATCGCTACTTTTTCTGTGAAAGGACGTGACTTGAAAGCCGCTCCTTTGATGGATTTGCGTGCACCTCTTGGTGACAGTAATCAAATGGATAAGGACGGTCTGCACTGGTACACCGCATCCATCCCTGATTTTATCGCTCCTGGTTTCGTTGAAACAGCTATGGAACGTGAAGCAAAAGAACAACAGTTTGAGTTGTTTGGAAACGATGCCGATTTGGTAGCCGCTTGGGTACATACATTACAGTCCCAACTTGATAGTGCGGACGCAACCATGAACTTCATGACTGCACAGTTAATGTCTAAAGGTCATATTGACTATCGAAATATCGCACGTGGCGTTCAAGCTCCGTTGCATAAGGCTGATATACCAACAGAGAACTTTACTAAAGCTGGCACAGTAGTTTGGACAGACGAAAAATGTAAGATTCTCAGTCAAATGGCGGAAAAGGAGAAAAAATATCGTGAAGAATGGGGGTATGAAGGTGCAATGGTATGGCAGGTTACACGCAAGATGTTTTACGAAGTAATGCTGCAAAATGCCGAAGTTAAGGAATTGATTGAAAGTTTCAAGAAAAATCCTTTAGCTTACATCGCAACAACCGCTACTGCACCTACTACACGAGAGTTGTTCTTAGCTGCTTTCCGTGATTATCCCGGTGTATCTCCAATTGAAATTGTTGAAGAACGTGAGCGTAATCTTACCAATACCGGAGACACATTCGTACAAGGTTGGGACGATAAGATTGCTGTTCTCCGCCCTGCCGGATATGCTTGTGAGTTTGAATACACCAATAACCTAGACAAACAGATGTTTGATAAGTATGGTTCAAGCGTAATAACCAAGATTTTTGCTCAGGCTAACGATGGTCTCTGCACGATTGTGAATACAACAACAAACAACGGGCTGTATAAGGAATGGCATACTGATGTAATGATGTCAGCTTGTCCTGCACTGAAAACATTCCGTAATCACGTAATTGTAGACACAAGTCAGGCAGACGATTAAATGTACAATACATTGCGTAGTAGTTATGGAAAAATCATTTGACCCGATAGCATACCTCAATGGGCTTACGAGATTTGTCTTTGAAGATGATGCGCTTGAAAATATCGCATACGAAAACGGTTTGATGTTTATTTCAGACCGTTCTGAAATAGATGAATGCACTAAAGACCATTGCCTTATCGCACTGTACGAACTTGTCATTAGCGGTCCGTGGTCTGTGGCTTCATCATCACTCCAACATGGCAGTTACAGACAGGACATAGGTAGTGAGACGGTAACGGCTGCCATAATCCAAAGCTTGAAAGACCGTCTGAAAGCACTGTACAAAAAGTATGGTGAAGAAGAAGCGTTGAAAAGCATGGATTCGGGTAGTATGAGTTGGGTCAATGAAAATTCATTAGATGTATAGTTTATGCGTCTCAAAAGAAAAGCAATAGCAGAATACCCGTTTCATGGCACATTCTACACCGTGATAACGAATAAGCCGGAAGACGGGAACCTTCTCGGTGACGGTGACTTGCTTGGGAATGAAAAGACGGATAGTTCTCCCGAAGTCCCCACTACGGGAGAGACCATCCTTCTTGAAACTGAATGTGACATACAGCAGGCTGCAAAGCTGATTAATTCTGGTACTATCATGGCTGACTATAAAGTATTTTTCCCGTGCAAAGTTGGTGAGAAGCCACCTATACGTTTCAATACCAATTTTAAATGCGAGGATTATGCAATACCAATCCAAGGCAGGGTTATAGGGCTTGAATATAGTCAACTTGGTGGTTGCTCGGTTGATATAAAAATGAGTGAAGTGTAAGATATGGCAAAGAAGGTTAAGACAGATTCATTGAATAAACTTATAAAGTTCTTATCGGAAGAAGCTGACAAAATAATTGCAGAAGAATTGAATAGGGTTACTTATAAAAATGATACAGACAACCTTCATGATAGCTACGGATGGGGAATATATGTTAATGGCAAACTATCCAAAAGCGGTTATCAAACGAAATACGCATTAGCCCCAAGAATTTGGGAGAGAGAGCCGCTATACGGACGTGATGCGATAACGGATTTTCTTGAACGTAAATATAAGCCTCATGATGGAATTGACCTTGTGATAGTAGCCGCAATGCCATACGGACAAATATTACAGGAAAAGTACAAATATGAGGTAATCGCCATTGCTCAAAACCAACTCAAAGCATTAAGTAACAGAATTAAAGGTTCAACTTTTGGAATTATAAAGAACGGTAAATACTGATTATATGGATAGCAAATACAAGACAACATCAAAAGTGGAAAACTTTTTTTCCATGCTGCTTACAAAAGCGGCTATATCCGATAACCTGTTCATCGGGAATGTGCCTGCCACTGTTGAAAGCAATTGGAAAGAAATGGTGCTTGTTGATGTGCTTTCCATGAAAGATTACGGAGCTTATGCCAAAGGTTCTGCCAACGTGTTCTTGTACGCAAAATCAGTTGACAGTCACGGCACGAAACCCGTGAAGGAGCTGTACAAAATGGAACTTGCGCTTGACAAGGCTATTGAATCATGTAAAGACCCCCATTATGTGATTGATGTAAATTTCCGTGATGCAGATTATGACCAAAATAGGAACTACTACTACAACGTGATAAATATAGAAGTGACAATAAGGTAAACAGATTATTAACAGGATAACATTTTTTAATTATGGCAGTAAACAATACTGGCGCAACAGCCAAAAAATTCATCAAGCCTTCTTACATCGTGGCAACTCTGTTCACTGGCTCTGAACAAGACGATGTGCCAAAGGGCGACTCTTATATCCTTGAAGATGTAGTTGAGGATACCACTTCAATCGCTCAAGACGATAACGATGTAAACGACATCGAGTGCGAAACTTCCGACAGCCCCATTCTTTCCATCGTGAAGCTTGGCAAATACCAATTTACAGCTGAGGTTGCAGATACACAAAAAGACCTATTGGTCGCTCTCATGGGATTTACGGCAGGAACTACTGTCTCTACCAAATACTTTGCTCCTGCTCAATACAAGAAATTGTATGCAAAGATTGACGTAGTGTTTGAGGAAGGGGAAACGATGACTGCATTTGTGGTTCCAAAAGTCCAACTTAACTCAAAACTAATGCTTGAATCTTTGAACTCTAATGTGGGTCGTATCAACCTTGCAGGAACAGCGTATGATGCAAATATCGCTGATGGAGAGAAAACTATCAGAACGCCGTTTTATGTAGATTCAGCTTATACTTTACCCAAATAAAACTTGTTCATAATAGATAACTAGAGTGTTTACGGGCGGTAGGCTTATATGCCGCCGCCCTTCATGTTTATAATCATGGCAGTATATAGAGCAAAGAAAAAAGATACAGGACTAAAGACAAATGTTGTAACGGCTTGTACTCCTATATCTGATGAGTCAATGGAACGTTTGGCAAGGATAATGAATGACAGCCCAAGCATTGTAAAACTTCACGGTACGGAGTGGCGTATTAAAGGATTGAAGCCCGGTGTTCAATGGCTTATAGCCGAACAAGCGTGTCAGATTGTGAAGGGAGAGAAGTTAAGTATGGGAGATGTTATCAAAGAGTTCTCGGTAAATCTACCGGCAGTTGCACACGTGATAACGCTTGCACTTCTCAATGACAGGGACAGGATATTCTCTGATTATGAGAAAAAAGAACTATCAGATGACTACCACAAGGTCTTTGACCTTTTGATGTGGAGAGATTACGACATAAAGGACTGGGCATTATTGCTTGGTGAAATCCTTAACCTCATAAGCACGGATTTTTTTTTCGAGAGTACCAATGTGATTCAGACCGTGAGGGAAATGACCTTGACGAGGAAGACGAAGAAAACGGAACAAAACTGATAATATCCCGTACAGAGTGGGGGCAGATGATTGATTTTCTGCGCTCCAACACTTGGTGCTCTCGTGACGAATATTTATGGGGAATGACGGTTGGACAGGTCCGGTTAAGCTCGTTTGATTTTTCCCATGTAGAATACGGAAACAAGGACAAGAAAAAAAAGAAGGTCAGCAAAATAGGAAGTGTTGACGATTTGAAGAACTTGAATGATTTGGGTATGCCCATAATTAATAAAAAAGGATAACGATATGGCAAATAACGAAGCAGGAGCTTTCCTCAACATAACCCCTGATGTATTAAAGAAGTTGGATAGTTTCGATGAGAAACTGGAGAAGATAGAGAAGCACGCCCATACAGCAGCAGATGCATTGAAAAACGGGTTTGGCAGTGTGGTAATGGATACGAGTAAATTGGAAAGTGTGATTACTTCGTTAGCCAAAAAGATAGACGCTATAAAAGGTAATCCATTTGAAGGAGCAGGGAAAGGTGCGGAAGAGACTACAAGAAAGACTACTTCTCTGAACGAAAGCCTTTCACGTGCGGCAGATTTGCTAAACAGAATAGGAAACAATAAAATCGGAGAAGGTTCATTTGCTAACTTTAATATATCCGGATTGAAGCAGGGATATTCGGATTTGAAAAAATACGTTGAGAACATGGACTTGTCAAAGCCGCAACAAAAGGCTGCGGTAGAAGCCATGCGCTACATGAAGATGGAGCTTGACGAGCAACGAAAGACGGACGAGCAACGTGCCCAATCTAAAGAAAAAGAGACGGAAAGAAGAATAGCTGCTGACAGACGTGCTTATAAGGCTTCGGCAGATTTGGCAAAAGCACAAAACTACAAACAGAATACAACCGCACAGGGTGCGCTTGACTTTTCTAAAACAGCAAATACACTTCAACGGCAAATCACGGCAATAGAGTACCTAAAAAAAGCTCGTTTGTCTTTGAACACTACCGATGCGAACTATAAGAGCATGCTTGAACAGATAAACCAAGCCATTGCAAAACACAACCAAGCATTGACGGAAGCAGGAGTCAAATCACAGCAGCTTGCCACACGCCATCGCAACCTGATGGATACAGCCGGGCAATTAAGCCGTCAGCTTGCTTTGTTGTTCTCCGTGTCACAGATTGAAGGGTATATCAGCAAGTTGGCAAAAGTGCGCGGTGAATTTGAATTGCAGCAGCGTTCGTTACAAGCAATCTTACAAAATAAATCACAGGCAGACCAAATTTTCAACAAGACTGTCCAACTTGCCGTAAAGTCGCCATTTCAAATTAAGGAATTGGTTACATTCACAAAACAGCTTGCAGCATACCGTATTGAGAGCGACAAGTTATATGATACGACAAAACGACTTGCCGATGTATCTGCTGGTTTAGGTGTGGATATGGGCAGACTTATCCTTGCTTATGGGCAGGTCAAAGCGGCAGCATATTTGCGTGGTACAGAAGTTCGTCAGTTTACGGAAGCAGGTATCAATATGTATGGGGAACTTCAAAAGTTGTTCAAAACAAGAGACCAAGCAGATTATACCACGGCACAGATTGTAGATATGATTTCCAAACGTAAGGTTACATTTGAGGATGTTGAACAAGTGTTTGAAAACTTGACTTCCAAAGAGGGTATTTTCTACAATATGCAAGAAATCCAAGCTGAAACTTTACAAGGTAAAATTTCCAACTTGAAGGACAGTATTGATGTGATGCTTAACTCCATCGGAAAGGCAAACGAAGACACCCTGAAAGGCGCGATTGATACCGTAAAAGTATTGATTGATAATTGGGAAACAGTAGTCAATATAGCGAAAGCGTTTGCCCCGGTAATCGCATCCATGGGCATCACCGTATGGGCTAAAAAAATAGGAGTGGCAAATGGAACGATTGGGCTATTTTCAGTAGGTCTTGGCAAAGCAGGCAATGCAATAAAGGCATTCGGGGCAACATTTAAGGCTTCATTGCCATTGGTCGCAATAACAGCAGCTATTGGTATTGTCACAGAATTTATAAGCACTATAAAAGAGTACAATAAGGCAATAGCAGAAAGCACGAACAAATATTTCGAGGCTAAAATACGCATATCGACAATAACTGACGAATCAGAATCAGATATAAAAAAGTCTCTTGACAAGCTCGTTCAAGAAATGAACAACGAAGGCTTTGACATTAAAGTTGGAGTCAATCTTTCAGAAGAAGAGGCCAAAGAAACATTCAAAAATTATCTTTTAGAATATGAGGCTTTCCTTAATGAGCAGCGGATAATGGAAGCCAAATACGCCAAAAATAAATCCAAATGGATTGTAGATGATATAGATGAAGATAGCGAACAATACACATCTTCTATTGGCGAGTTTATACTTCAAGGTGAAGAGTTGAAAGCAATAATGATGCAACTTGCAACCGAAGAGAATAATCTTTCAGCTGAACACAGGAAAGCACTTGAAGAACTATCAAAAGGACCCAAAAAGGGAGAGGATTTGCTTACTTATACTAAAAGGATGAAAGATGAAGTTGCAGGAATGTGGCCTTATCTAAGTAACGCATTCAATAGTATGAGGCTTGGTAATGGTATGTACACCCAAGAAGTCATGAAAGCACGAAACAGCCTTACAGAACTTTTCGCATTGTCTAAGAAATACATGGAGAATGAGAAAGAAATGATTTCTGAATTAGAGTCTGTTTATGGTTCTGTTGATAAATACAAGACAGAAGCGGAAAAGAAAAGACTTAAAATCCGGATAGATAAATCGGAATTAGATGCTGTCACGAAAGATTTGGCATACAAGCATTTCGGAATCAATATCAGCATTAACCAAGATTCAGTCGAGAAAGAAACAAGTTGGTTGGATAGCTACCTTAAGACGTTTTTTGAAAAGAAAACGTATAAAATCAATCTTAACATGACACAGCCGATAGATGCGAAAGTGCCATTTGAGGATTTTATAAAAAAAGGCAATGAAGCGTCAAAGGCGGCAAAATCATGGGAAGAGGTTGAAAAACGTATAGCTGCTATTGGAAAGAACGTAAAACAAATAGAAGCTGATTCAAAAATAGCAAATTTCCTTAATTCGCAAAATCCTGTTCTTAATATTAAGAACGGAGATATGGTTGACGTTAAACTCATACTTGAAACTATATCTGAATACAAGAAAACGCAAGTTGATTTATCCAACGCTCTTGGCGTTAACCCATTTGAAAATAAAGGTTCAAAAGCCGAACGTGACATTTGGGCAGAGCGTATCTCTGTCCTAAAAGAAATGCAGTCACGCTATGAGAAACTGAATCAGCTTATGGGAGAGAATGCCGCTATCGAGCAAACTCTATCCGCTTTCAAACCAGCTTTGGAATTTACAGGTATGGATAAAATGAATATTCTGCCCACCAAAGAAGGTATGATTAAGGCGTATGAAGAACTCCTTAAAGATGTAACAGACAGCAAGAAAATCACTGAACTTAAAAAGATTATTGCAGAGCTGAAAATAGAGATTCAGCAAGAAGATTTAAAGAATCAGCTTGAAACTACAAAAAAGAACATTGAAGACCTTTTCAATGGCTTGGACTTGCACAAGAAACTGAAAAATGCAGGACTTTCCGAAGCGGAGGTACAACAGTTGTTTCCCGGACTTGCAAAGACGTTGGATGATGTAGAAAAAGGGATACGTGATGAATATGAAGCCAAACGTGATAAAAATGGACAGTTAAGTAAGGCAGACCAAAAGGGTTACGATGAAGCACTTAAAAAGCTGGGCCAACAGCGTGATAAGGAAAGCACAGACCTTACTATTAGAATTCTCAAGGATTATAAAACACAACTTTCAGAACAATTACAGCTTGATAAGTGGTATTACGAAGAAAAGGCAAATATAGCAAAAGCAACCCTTACAGATGAGCAGAGAGCGCAAGCTGAATCCAACCTTAAAAAAAAGTACGATAAGAAGACAGATGAAAATACTTGGAAGGCGTTTCAAAATACAGACGAATACATCAAGCTATTTGAAAATCTTGACTATTCTTCAACGGCAGCTATTGATAGTATTCTCGAGAAATTAGAGAAATTTAGAAGGTCTCTCAAAAGTTTGCCGCCAGAACAGTTGAAAACAATAATTGAACAGCTTGAGAAGCTGAAAGGTGAAAAACTAGACAGAAACCCTATCAAGGGAATTGTTGAAGCTTTTAAAGACTTGAAAAATGCAAAACCAGAAGATAAGCAAAAAGCTATAGCAGACCTCGGTGCAGCATTTGAAAAAAATGCAGAAAAAATAGATAAATTCAATTCTGCTTTTGGAGAAGTTTCTTCTATGCTTTCATCTTTCGGTGTTGATGTGCCAGAAGAAATTTCTGAATCATTAAATGGAATGTCTCAAGCTTTCAGTGGTGCAGGAGAATTTGCATCATCTTATGCTACAGGTAATGTTTTGGGTATGGTTACAGGTGGAATGAAAACTATTGCCGGAATAGGCAATACCATCGGTAGCATATTCGGCATTGGCAATAAGAACAAGAAGAAAGAACGTGAAATCCAACGGCAAATAAAGAATATAGAATCACTTGGTAGGGCATACGATGAGTTAAAGGAGAAGATGGAAGCCGCTTGGAGTGCAGATGATCTTCGTACACAAACCAAAGATACAATAGCCAATTTAGACCAACAGATTGAATCATATGAAAATATGATTAATTCAGAAGAGGCAAAGAAAGATTCTGATAGAGGACGTATTGATGAATGGAATGATGCTATAAATGAACTGAAAAAGACAAGACAAGAAATTTTAGACCAACAGAAATTAGAATTAGGAGGTATAGGTGGGGAGTCAGAATATAAGGATGCCGCCTCTTCATTTGTTCAAGCATGGATGGATGCTTTCAATGAAACAGAAGATGGACTAAAAGCTCTTAATGAAAACTTTGATAGTTTTATTGAAAATCTTATCGTCAAACAAGCTACAATGAGACTTGCGCAAGGGCGTTTGAAGGAACTGTTTGAGAAAATAGATGAATCTGTTACAGAGGGGAGCGTAGGAGGGATTAACCTCACTAAAGAAGAGCTTGCAAACATCCAGGCTCTTGGAGAAAGCGCATTGAAAGGATTAAATGAAGATTTGCTTGCGCTTATGGAAACATTAGGATACAAAGGCACAAGTGTAGGGCAGAAATCTGAATTGTCGGCACTTCAACAAGGAATACAAGGTGTATCAGAAACCACAGCAGAAGCTCTTGAAGCATTACTTAATTCTATTAGGTTCTTTGTCAATCAACAGACAACTGACATAGCCGCAATCAGAGTGCTATTAGAAGCCCGCTACAGCTTAGAATCCCAATCGGGCGAATCTAACCCCATGATTGTTGAGTTGAGGGCGCAGACGAGGTATTTGGAAATCCTTTCGGACAGGATAGACCGTGTGTTTGCACCAAGTCCAAATTCCAAGGGGCCAGCCTTGCGCGTTGTAATGCAGTAGTCTTTAAACCAATTCATACAAAAAGGCACTCCGCTTGCGATAAGTAGAGTGCCTCTTCATTTGAAACGTTGGTCGAAACCTCAACGCGCTCTTATGCTAATTGTGGCAATTAGTCCATAATCATTATTATTCATTGTTCTCTGAACGAACAACGTCCTGAAAACTATTAATCACATATCCAACCGATATGGTGGTTTCATAATCTTCTGGCATTTCGTATGATTCTACTATGCGGGTAAAATCATTATCAACAATGTATCTTACAGTAGTAAATATAGCATATCCACCACGGCTTTTAATCCTAAACTTTTGGTCTATCATATATCCGTCGTAATAGTTTTTTCTTATTAGGTCTTCATAAGCATCACCAATGTCCCCAAATTCCTCACGATACTTTCTTATCAAATCATATACATCGTATCTATCATTACCTTCCAAACAATTAAATGATGTGTGAGTTTCATTGTATTCTTCTATTATCTTTTTCGCAACAGATATTGCATTAAGATTGCAATGTATAGAATTACATTTATGAACTTTTGTGCTTACGGGTTTATAGCTTTCATAATCATAGGCGGTTTGTTCCATATATTCATCTATCAAATCTTCGCCTTTTGATTGTTCGGACTTGCACGACACCAAAGCCAACGCGAATGCCGCTAATAATAAAATCTTCTTCATAATAACATAATTTTAATTGTTAGTCAATGAATCAATATATACGCAATCTTCCCAATATTTAGGGACTCGCAATATTTCAAGTTCAGCCATCATCATAACCTCCATTAGAAATGTCATAAAAAGATTCGTATAGTCGTTTAAAAACACATTCGTCAAACTCCACTACCAGTTCGTTGCTTATACCAATATCTAAAAGGTAGATATATGCGTTATTGGCTATATAATCAATACACTCATGTGTATCACACTCAGCAGATATGCTACAAATATCTTTCTTGAAGTCCATAAGGAACGTATATATTGCATTCCTTATTCTCGGATTAAGTTCATGCATATCCTCGTCTGACAAATACTTCCAATGAAAATCTTAAATTCCATTTCTAATATGAACAGCGATAGCTTTTGCAAGTCTGTTTTTATCATTTAGCACTTCACTTACAACGTCCTTTATAAAATCAAGAGCTGATTTTACAATTTTCTTTTCATATTTCATTTATCTTTCTTGTTTAGTAATCTATCCTCTGTCTGTTCCAGTGTTTTCTTTTTAATATTAAGTTGATGCTCCACTATCAAATCATAATCGCAATGAGTATCACCACTTTTTATTGTTACAACAAAAATTTCCAAAGAAACAAGAACCAAAAATAAAATGCAATAAAAAGTAATAGACAAAAAACTACTGGTTATAACCTCCCATGTTGCATTTAATTCTTCTATAAAACCAACTTTCCTTTTTGCAAAATCTGAACGAACCTCCTTATCTACTACACTCTTGTTCTCTTGAAGTTTTTTTAATTGTTCTTGATAAATAGCAAGTTGATTTTCATTAGCTTTTGTTTGCGCAGATATTGGATTTTCCATACTTCTTGTAACTACATTTGTAGTTTTTGTTTTTATGGGATTACCTTTATCATCAACGCCTGCTACAACCTCCTTGTTGTCAATGTCTGTAACTTTTATAACAGGATTCTTTTGTAACTTTTCATATAATTCAACATTTATCCGTCCAATAGAATCTATAGCCTCTGTAAGAATCTTAATATCAGCATTATACATTTCTAACCTGTAAGATATAGCCTTCTGAATCTGTTTCTCCCTATTTTCATCCACCTTTATTCCTAAGTCATTTTGAAATATAATTTGGTCAAATATAAAAGCACCGAGGAAAGACATAAGAACAGCTAATATAAACCTAAACACATAAGACCATGTTGGTTTACCAACAGCTAAAATGATAATACGTTCTATACATAAAACAATAACCATAAATGCAAAAGACACAGCGCACTTCCCGTACATTGAATCTATATTAATATACTTGTCTGCAAAGCAAAATCCTATTGTACCCCATAATATCATCATTATAGTAATGGCAGAAGTAAGCCTTTTAAATGTACGATGGCTTGCCTCTCCACAGTCTTTCAATATGTCAACTCTCCAACCTATAAGAAAGCATCCTATTTTAGTAAGTATTCCCATAAACTATTATCTATTTATAAAAGATTCGGATTTTGCAGCCACTCCTTTTAAAAAACCCCTTTCATAAGAAGCTATCATATTCATCATCTTTTTGTCTTCTCTGTCAAGAGACAATTCCATATCGTTTATTTTTTTAAGATGTTCATTATAAGTATCTCTTCTTGCTTTCAAAGACATAGAAGAAGTAGTCAACCCTTGAATATCCACAATATCAATTTGCACATTTATATCTCGAATGTCACTTTCATATCTTAAACGAACTTGCTCAAATAGCATTTTAAGCCCATTCTTAATAATTTCCTTCTTCGACTCTTTGTACGCCATATCTGCATTGCACATCGCATCACTATATCCTTCTTGCTCATAATCATCTTGTATGTAAGCATAAATTGCATCAATAGGCATACCTGTACCATATTTTATGGTCATAGCATTGCTTTCTAGAATTGGTTCTGAATCATCAACAAAATCCTCTCTTTTAATTTCTGGCAGAATTTCTTTACTAACATCCTCCACATTTGGCAACCCAACAACTCCAGTGTTATTAATTTGGTCGCTCTTCTTTAAAAAGTCAAAAAGTCCCATGTTTATTTATAGTTTTAGTTGGAATATCAAATTTTGCGTGTCCTCTTTGGTGACAAGAACTGCATAACGTAATAAGATGCTTATCATTATACTCCCATGGTGGAAATTTCCTCCCGTTTTTATCAATATGATATTGCTTATGATGTACAACCAGATTCTTTTCACTTCCACATATTGCACATTTATATCCATCTCTTTCTAATATATGCGTTCTCTTTTCACGCCATCTTTCATCAAACAGAAGTTCTCTGTATGACCCGTGATTAGAATATCGTTTCATCTTCTCAGCCCCTTTCTAAAGCTACTGTTTGCATTCCTTGAACTTTTCATAAGTCCACCTTTTGCAACCCAAATGACAACTGCAATAAAAAATAGTATGTCCATAGCAACGTTACATTTTAGTTAAACGTCGCAAAATTACCACATAATCTACAATGGAGCAAAAAAAGAGGCATGTTAGAAAGCAAAGTGCCCATTAACGCTAACTCTAAGGACCCGGATTTACGTGTAGTTATGCAATAAAAATGAAGCGGTAGGATGTTCTCTTACCGCTTCATACGTATGATAAATCTGTTATTATTTACTTCCGTGGTCGTATATATCACCGAATTTAGCTTCTATGAATATAGGGTATATCACACAGTCCATTATTAGACATACGAAAGGGCGGTTATCGCCACTATATCTGAAAACAGCAAGTTCTTTAATATCCTCTGTGATTATTGCAGGAAGGGATGTTGGCTTCAACTGTTTGATTGGTATCATTTCAAAACCATACTGGTGTTTCCCGGAAACGTTTATATCTTTCCAAGTAAGACAGCACAATTTTTGCATCCTCGTTACAAAATCCTTGAACACACTATTATCACATCCTTTTAAAGATGTTTTCATATCCAAGTACTTAAAGCAGAAAAGAGGTTCTTTGCTTCTCGCATCAACCTCTTTTTCTTTTAAATTAGGCTTTACATCTTTATGCTTTAACTTAAACTTGCCACTCATTTATGCTTCAATTTGTGTTTTGAAAAACGCCATCATCTTATCACGGCTTATTACAGAGTTTATTTCCGTGGTTTTCCAAGGAGATTCTTCATGTGTCATTTTCATCAAGGCTACAGCAGAAAACTGGTTGTATTCCTCATAAACATTGTTGAAAAGTTCTTCTTCATCATCTGATAAAGATATACCTTCTTTTGAAGTCGATATAGAATTGGATTCAAACGATTTATATTCCTTATATACAGAAGGGACAACCGGCCCATATTGCCAGGCAACAATATCCTCGTCAAACAATGGTGTTCCAAAATATGCCAAATGGAAACCTTGTTGGTAATACATCATCTTCTGCAATTTCAGATTTGATATAGTATCACCATGTTCCAAATCTGTTTTGGATATAATTTTATTTGCGATGTCTAATGCTTTGTATGCCATAATACTAATGAGTTATTTGTAAAAAAACAAAGGGTAAGCATACCTATTATTCAAGGACAAGCTGCAAATACAGCTTTAAGGTATGCGTAGCCATGAGCGTAATTATGATGCAAATATAGAGGCTAAAATTTGTATTGCAATGGATTTCTTATTTAATTTATACATGTTTAATAGCATACAACAAAAATCTCCGAACGCTACGAACGGGGATTACATTATCCTATTTTTAATGTTTTTACATTGATTGTCAGAAAAATCACGGTGGTTATACAAAAATAAGTGTTCTATTTTTCAGATTCATCTTGAAATTTCAATGGCTCGCAACTACCCAACCTCGCTAAATTGATACTCTTACATACCCATTCAAACAAATATGCAGACGGCTCGTCTCCGTGTTTCATTCCTATTGCGTTCTCTATTCCATCAACTACATGGCTCGCTTCATGGCAAACAAGCCCCATCCTCATATCAGTTTTATTGCGGAATATCACAAGTATGCCTACCATATTAGTGTCATTCCGTACAACTTCCGTTAATGTCAATCCGTCCCATTCTGAATTTGCCTCAAAACTTAATCTTTTGTCACTTCCGTTTTCGTGAAAATATCTATTAATGTAATCCTCATCAGAACCTATGTACACCCATAAATTTCGGGGGTATATTACAGGGTCAAACTCGTATAATAAGTTTTTCTTACTCATAGTTTCACCTCCACTTCTGCCACATACACCTTATATATTTCATGTCCCAACTCGTCATAAACCACTCTTCTCACAAAGCCGACATCCGAAACTTGAACTCCGGTTTCATTTTCAAACCCATTCAAAAGAACAGCTATCTTTTCGCCCAACTCCTGCTTCTTTTGCTTTATCTCTTCAACATTCATGTCAATTGTCAGTTTTCAAATATATATTCTTCAATTCGTCCTTTTTTAAAGATCCGTACTTTATTGCACGGTCTATACGCTTACGGGCATTACCATCCTTAGATTTTGCACTATTTTTAGAATTATCTTTAGATATAATCAGTTTAACCAACTCGTTCAAAGGGATAGGCTCTGCAACAGCTCTATCCCAAATAGAAGTGAAAAAATCTTTTGCAGGTTTTCCCATAAGTAATTTCTTTTCCGTTTCATCACCAACCTTTTCAAAATGAAGGTAAGGTTCCGAAATAATATTGAAATATGGCAGGAGCGACTTTTCATCCGGTTCACTCACCATGCGAGTTTTTAGTAGTTTTAGATAACGTCCTCCATTCCTTGTACGTCCTATGGCAAACACCCCGTCCGCAAAGTTGGAAAGAAGCTTGCTCCCTGCCATATTGGTTTTAGACAAGGGCTTCCATTCCTCAATCTTAGGCGTATGCGCTATTACCATGATACTGATTTTCAGCTCACGCTTCAATCTTGTAAGACCGTCCATAATAGCACCTGCGAACTCCGCTTCTGCTGTCTGCGTAGAAAGATAGGAAAGATTATCAAGTATCATAACCTTTGCACCTGTATCAATCAGCTTGTCTTTTATGCCGTCAATCACGTTCATGTTAAAATCTTCGCTGTCCACTTCTTCCGATATGGTGCATCGGATAAGCGACTTCGGGAAATCCGCATTGCAGTACCTTCTTGCAAGCTGCCTGTCCGATAACTCAAAGTCGAAGTACAAAACGGTTTGAGGACTTACCTCCACCTCCGTACATTCGCTTTCCCCTTTGGCTATCTCGTAGGCTATCTGCGTGGCAAGAATGGATTTACCTATTCCGCTATCGGCAAATAAGAATACAAGCTCGTTCTCCCACCAAAAATCGCCCCAAAGCCTATGAATAGGAGGCTTCTTCTTACCGCCCTCAATGACTGACTGCATATCGGAAGATCTGAACAATGGTATTTGTTCAACCATATCTCCATCATCGGGAATATCGCTACCTATTTGCTCAAACCGTTCTATGTCGGCTTGTATTTGCTCTTCTTCTATATAATTCATTGTTTTTTAAGCTCCGTTTTAGCGAATACTAAATTTTGTACTTCTTCTTCCCATATATCACCTTCGTTTCCTTCAAAGTCAAGGTAAACGGTATCATTCGGGTTTGCCCCATTGATGCTTGAAAATATTCCGACTATCTGCATGGGGATGGAAAGCCTTTCTCCCTGTGGGGAGCGGAATTTGATATGAACATAGTTGCCTATTTTTAAGTCTGTTGCTTTCATAATCTGATTTTTAAGCAAGGTGCGCCAGTATTAACCAACGCACCCGTTACTTTTTCTACACGTGGATATAGGCATGTTATTTAGCCCATTCGGACTTAGTTATACAATTCATTGACTTAAACCTGCCGGTCACTTTATTGTGACCGTATGAGTACACGTAGCAGATACCTTCTCCGGTGATATTTACAGTAGATCCACCTCCAACATACAGCTTGCACACATCCCCTTTTGAAACATGGAACTCAACCTTTGAAGCAAGCACCGTAGTAAGCGTGCAATCCTGCTCTATTTGCCCGTTAAAGTCCACATACAGGCACGAAGTATATCCATCCTTGCTCCGCTTCCATTTGCCATTAATATAGTCAGAAAACGTTCGTTCCATATACTGAATATCCATACCGAATCCAAAGCTATGAGCATCTGTCAACAGCTCCACACCGTTTGAATCCAAAGCTATATCCATTAACGCTTCCTTACTTGTAGCTACGTCCCATTTATTCTTATATCCAGTGCAAAGACCGAGCATCATGACATTACGTTTAAAAGAAAGTAAATCATTCATAAAATTGGGAATTTTTTTAGTTCAACTTCTATAAGCTCTTTTATCATCATTACGGCATTGTCCGAATCAGGAATGCTCTTATAAGTCTTTACGGACCGTATAATGTTCCTGCTGCTAATTTTTGAGTGTTTGGCAATATTACCGTATGAGATTCCGAACCTGTTATGCAATACGGCAAAAACTGCACCTCTCGCAATCCTCCCTGTAAGAATAATGTTTGTCCTTCCTTCATAGATAGTTGAAGGATATACAGGGTCCTGATTGCAGAATACTTTATTTACGCAATCACACACGATACGCTCAACTTTTCTTATAACGCCCGATTTTAAAGAATCCTTTTCTTCTGACATACTTTTCTAGTATTTTCTTTTGGTCTTCATTAAGTATTTCTCCGCATATATACATGTTTCCAATAACAGCCTTCTTAAAGTCTGTCACCTTATTACCTATGCTTAGTCCAAGTCCACAATCAATACCTTTATATACAGCAGGAATAAGCACATGAGTATTTATCTTTCCTTTTACGGGTATTGCATTAATTTCAAACTTGACTTGTCCATGTCTTATCCGTATGCCTCCAGTTTCCCAGTCAGGCAAGAATATACCCTTAGTAACTTCCCCGGTTTCCTTGTCCTTGAAAGATACCCACTTCGCACCCGGATGATTACCTATATTGATATAGATACGGTAAGTATTATCAGGATTATACCTGTCTTTCCTCGGTTTCAACACTTCCATCGAATACCTCCTTAGCCTCTTCTGCCATGATAACCTTCTGCTCAAATTCAGCATTCGCCTTCAAATCTTCTTCAGGTGGCGTAGTGTTCATTGCTTTATTCAAATCTTTCATCTGACCTTCCATCCACTTCATATAATTTTCGGCTTCTTTCTGCGCTTCATTAATATCTGTGAACACAGCCATAGGCTTGATAAGGTTCGCTTCGGTAAGCACCTTCATACCGTCCAAGAACTCCTTGTTGGTGGAAGTAGTTTTCCCGAACATTTCATTCTCTTTGTCTTTGATGGATTTCTTGAAGTCCACCATATACTTCAACCACGCATAGAGAGATGTTTCATGTGCCACACCGTCCAATCCCACAGCGTACGGGGTAGTGAACACCCGGAATCCTGTGTAGTTCTTAAAACAGGCATATCCTTTCGTGATTATAATCTCAAACGAGCCGAAGTTTTCTCTCTCCAACACATCACTTTCTTTGATGATGAACTCAAATCCTTGTTGTTTGTTTCCTTTTACCATAATATATCTATTATTGTTTTCTAATTCTTTAAATTACTACATTTTCTTATCGCTCATAATCTCACTTCCAATTCTTCACCAGTTAAGGCATAATAGATGTTTTGTAATTGATGTAGATGTTCTATCTTCCTAACAACCTTATTGGAACACATTACTCCATAAAAATCATTATGACAATTATGTAATATCCAAAAATCTTCTATTGCAAATAGTCGTTGTTCTTTTATGCAATACTCATAACATTCAATGTTAAAACCACACTTTAAAAGCAATTCTTCCGTAAGTGGAACAGGCTCTGCGTAATCCAAACTGCATTTAAAACCATTTTCCATCCGTATAGCATATCCGCCATTAAAAGTTTTGTATTCGTGTATTGAGTGGACAATATGTGTTTTGGATTCATATTTCACATACAATACATTACCTACCCTCAATTCTTTAACATCTATCATAGACTATCATAATTTGTGCTTACATACTTCCGTATTTGAATGAAGCAAAACAATCATTTTCATCATCAACGAAAAAACCAAGTTCATCAAGTGTTTTCTTGTCCTCATCAGGAACAACACTTGGGTCAATATCAACGTAAAGAATATCATGCTCACAAGAAGTTGGGTATTGCTTATTACCGTACTTCAAAAATATCAGCAACGCCTTAATTAAATCTTCCATATCTATTCTTCTTTTTTAGTTTTTCTACCTTTCTTCGGTCTGAACGCTGTCTTAGCGTCCTCGACCTCGATAACACACTCTCCTTCGTCCTCAATTGTCGCCAACGCCTCATTCTCCTTCAACACTTCCTCAACAACCGGATTAGCCGCTTCCTCCGCTTCTTCCACAACAGACTTCCCGAATCTAGGCTTCTCCTGGTTCATGTTCAGCTTCTGCATATCCATGGCGTACTGCAACTGGTACACCTTGAACTTCTCATCGTCCGAATCAATGATGTCGTCCGCTGCATCAGCATAGTGCATGGCGATAGTTCGTCTGTTTGCTTTCATAGCCATTCCCAACGCCTCTTCATCCACGTACATATACGGATGGATGGAGATAAGACCATCAATGGGAGAAAGCCGCCCGAATGTCTTCTTGTACTGGATAAGTCCGTCAGCCCTTTGTTCAACAATGGCATAGGCATTCATAAGGTTTTTCTTCTTGATAAGGGCGATAGCCAATATCCAAGTAAGCCCCAGTTCGGGATTGAACTTCTTGGGCAAATCCTTGCACTTCGCAAAGGATAATGCTTCCGATAAGGTTTCTGTTTCTAAAAACATAGCAATATAGAATTTAATTGTTATTCGTTAGGAAAAGTTTCGTCATATCCGAAGGAATGCCCATATACGTTCTTGAACGTAAATGTCACTTCCTTGTATTTCTGTCCGTAAAGAGTGTCGCTTTTAGGTTCTGTGGCTCCTGAAAGGTACATAAGGACCTTTCTCTTCCTCGCTGTATCACGGTAGGCAATCTTAGAACCGGTAATGAAAGTCATAAAGTCATGGTAAGACTTATCATCCTTGGTATCATCCTCCAAGAATATCAATGTCAGTTTTATAGTTGTCTGCTTGTGTGCCGGTGTGCTGGAAATATACACCTCCGCCTTGCTTGTCTCAGCAAAATCCTCTGCATACATATTTGTAGGCTCTCCATACGAATTAAGACCTGTACATTCTTTATACCTTAAACCTGGGAAATCTATTTCCAAGTCTTTCCAACTGGCACCAAGCTCGCCATAATGCATCATATAAAACTTGTATTCATTCATGTTGTTCTATTATAATACACGCAAATATAATAATTTAAATTTATATATTAAAGCTTTACTTTAATATTTATCACTGTGATATATTTAAATCCGCTTTAATATTGAGCTTTTAATCTTAAAAGTAAAAGAATACTTGAAATATACCTTGCATTGCATAGTACTACCTCATTGCATATTAGACATACCCTATATAAATAAAGGAAAAATGTCTAATCCAAAACCCATAAAAAAGAAAGTAACATAAAGAAAAAAGTGAGCGACAGCGAACACCGCTCTCCCTTTTATTATGAATATAATGAAAGGGGCTCATACACACACTGCATAGAGAAGCATCAACGTAAAACAATAACTCGTATAAGATAATAATATTATATTACAGCTTGTGCATCTTGATTTAGATAAAATATTCGAACAATCAGAAAGAGAGAAAAAATCAGAAAAAAATAAAAAAAATGAGAGAGAGGACGGATGTTTACGGTTGCACCGGTATAGGGGGGGGGAGGGGTATAGCGTTCATAGTTGGGCTGCTGTGTATTGTATTGCAACGGTTTGCGACGCTCGTTTGCTTCGTTGCATATGGCTTTAATATGCGCGATATAGGCAAATAAAGGTAAACACGATACATTGTGAAGATGAAAATATAACGCCATATAAAAGCGTTATATTGGCTTATAAACGTATGTTATGAAGCATGTATTTATTTATAATTGCTTACAAAATATCATGCGTTTTATTTGGTATTTTGATAAAAAAGCGTTATCTTCGCAATGTGAAAGGAAGAAAGGTGATATATTCAAGTCCTATTCTTTTACAGGGGCAAACGTTAACGCCAAAAGCGTGTTGTTAAATGTTGGAATAAAAAAGAGAGCCTTAACACGGCAATGTTAAGACCCTCGTAAGTTGGAATACTTAAAGTAAGTACTCTCCAATCCGGAGACAAAAATACTTCTTTAACTTCTCACTTGCAAATATTCTCCCATTTAATTTTCTTGGTTTACTGATATTACGATAGCATTCAGCTATTGAGTGTATAGGCTGTATCTGATATTAGTAGGCTATTAATCACGCTATAATGTTGAATTATTAACAATTTAAACTATAGCATTATGAAGACTTTAGAAAGTATCTTTTCAGAGATTAAAGAACGCGGTGTAATCACTAAACAGCAATTACAGTTATTAAAGAACCGTTCTAACAAGCAGCAACAAGACGTTATAGATTATGATTGGTTGGAAGGTATCGGAGACGGTTACGGCATTCCCTTGACAGAGGAGCAAGGCGTTCAAGGCTTGAACTGGTTAAAGAAGTTCATCAAGAAGAACGGAGAAAGTAATGTATATGAATATAGAGAGCTTGAAATAATTAATAGTGCTTCTCCTTCTGACTTCGTTTTCAAAGGGTTTTATGATGCCGGAAACGGTTGGTTTAGAAACTTCCTTCCTATCTATCAGTTAAACGGCATGGAATATATTCCCATGAAAGAACCTTATATTATAGGCTGACAATAACGGGGCTTATTACCCCTACTACATTAAAATCATTTATCCATACTAAAATAACAATGTTATGAAGACTACAAGAAAAGAAATATATCGCATTTACGGGAAAGAAAGTGTAATATCATTAGGTTATTGCAAAATACAAAGTATAGTAAACTATCTTACAAAGATAGGGCATGCCGAACGTTTAGAAGGTTGGGCGGCTGATATATACGAATTACCAAAGCCGTATAATAATATAGTTGTCTGCACTGGTTACGCTCCATTCGGAACGAGCAGCGAAAAAACGCGTAAAATGTGCGAACGATGGGAAAAACTATATTATAACTACGATTATACGCAACGCAAAAGAATGGTTAAACGATTTGCGCGTGAATTGTACAAAGCAGTTAATAACGGATAAAAACAGCTTATAATATGTTCGGGCTTATGTTGTTGTTATTCGGTGCCGTGTTGTTCATCAGCGGCACCGATATAGAGAAATTGAAAGAGTTTATAAATGACGAATCAGATAAATTTTAAATGGTATGAAAGAATATAAGTTAACAGTAGAGTTTCACAATGGGGCGCGTTATTGCTATTACGGCAAGACGAAGGAAGAAGCGTTAGCAGCGTTTAAAAAATCGTTTGGCAGCTTTAAAGGCTTCGTAAAAAAAGAGTGGACGATAGAACAAGATTAACCAATGTAGGAAGGCGGAGCAACACCGCCACTGGGAACAAACTAACTTAAAAACGAAAAAATATGAATATTATTACAAATAAGGCAAAAGCTCCTGTAAAGCTACGTTACAGGGTGAGCAATAACAGCGGATCAATAAATAAGGAGTTTGGCAAAAACCAACAGGCGGCTTATGATTTTGCAAACGAAATGAAAGAAACGGCAATCATACGCGGATATTTTGTTTTTAAATCCAGAGGGCAATGGCAAACGAATACGGTATTCATTGATCATGTGTTTAGATAACCAACTATCCCGGTGTGGAGGACAACAAGCGGAGCGACACCGCCACCAGTAACTATTTATTAACTTAAACAATAAAGAATATGAATTCATTAAAGAAAATTTCATTTGATTATTTCAACAGACAAATAATAACATCCGAAAAAGTGAACAATTACGTACAGAAACTATGGCTTGATGGCAACGAGTTTAGCCAAATAGTGAAAAAAATAATCAATACTGAATTAATGATTAAGGCAGTAAAACAGTGCAAAGAATTTATTATAGCTTGCATTGATATAGATATAGACAGCAAAGAAAATACAATGCAAATAATATACGGTTTTATCGATTATTTACAATGCATATATGACAGATTAGAAAAACTATGTAAGCAATCAGGGCAAACGGCCGTACTTGAATGTGAAATTTGAATAGAAATATATTGCCACAATTAGCATAGATACATTGTTGGGGTTTTTTGCCAACATATCATCTTATGACACCCCGGCAGTAATACGGCTGCCGGGATTGTGGAAAAAGGATATTAAAAACGAATCAATAACAATTATAAAGATATGAACAGATTAAAAAACGCCATTGAGTCAGGGAAATTCGCATGGGAAAAGTATCTGAACGGCAAGACATGGAACGGCATAATGCTGCGTACACAACCATTATTTTGCTGTTACGGGCAAATAGGTTATCAAGTGTTTGTGTACGACCGTGAACGCCATGCAGCCACATTTACATACGATTGGGAGAGACAGCAAATCAAATTTTCTAATAACTAAAACAAGGAGAAATGGAGTATGTTTTTTATATGCGTTATCGTGTGGCTTGTAGTGGGTTGCATGAAGGAAATGACAGGAAATAACGGTTTTTAAACCGAATTATCCGCCAAAGGTTGAAAGCCTTGCAAGTGGTGCAAGTTCCACGGGCGGAACTATTTACTAACTTAAAAACAAAAAGATTATGGAAAAGAATTATTTCATTCAGATTAACGAAAAAGGACGTAGTATAATGCTTCAACCATGTAACGCATTAGAAGCTATAAGGTTGCTAAACTTCTACAGCGATGGGATAAACCTGCTTAAAGAAACACAAGAAGTTACAAGCGTAGAACTGTATAAGATTGGCGAATCATTGCCGAAACGAATTTTAATCTAAGGAGGGCTAATTTATGGGAAAGATATATGCTTATCACCGCTTTTCAACGGACGAACAAGACGCGCAAAGCCAGAGAAATATAATAGCAAAGTATGCCGAATCAAAAGGGCTGCAAATTGATGAGATTATTTCCGATGAAGGGATAAGCGGAAGCGTTTCATACAAAAAAAGAAACCTATCCGAATTGTTGTCAAAGACGAATAAAGGAGATACTATTATTGTGTCGGAAGTTTCACGCCTTACAAGAGGTGGAATTATCGAACTTAGCGATATGATAGCCGAATTTTTCGCCCCAAAGGGTTTGCGGTTAATTATATCAAATGTAAATCTTGATATTGATTGCTCGGACATGAATCCGCTTATAGAACTGCAATTATCCATGATGGCAACTTTTGCCAAGATAGAACGGCTTAATATAAAGAACCGTACTAAAGCTGCATTAGAAGCAAGAAAGAAAAAGATAGAGCAAGAAGGCGGCTTTTACTCTAAATCGGGCAACTGGTGTACCTCTTTGGGGGGCACAACAACCGGACAGGCGAAAGGCGGTAAGGTAAATGGCGAAAAAAGAAGAAAGGAAGCGATGAACGATGAAAAGAACAATATGATAGCCGCTATGTTGGAGGGGTGCAATACTCCGCAAGATATTGACAAGGTAGTTGAACGACTGAACGCAAGAGGCATTCGCACACATAGTGGCTTAGAATTTACCCGAAATCGCTTAACCGCGCTCAGAACGAAAATAAACAGGCGTGCGGAATATGCACAAAGCGTATTATCTGAATGAATGTTTAAAAACATGCCTTCTTTATTAATGTAATATTTTGCATTGTCAAGATAAACATTTATATTTGCAGTATCAAATAACACAATAGAACCGGCGGCAACGGATAAGCGGCATTAAGCAATGAGAACGTATTTTGCGAACTTTAAGGCCAATAACGGCACGAGTCTTATGGAACCATTACAGGTACTAACAAATCGGTGTTAATAAAAGATATTAGGCATATTGCGGAAGCTAACCGCTTTGCCGGAAATGAATGTAGTTGGTCCGTGTTCATCAAAGAGGGTGACAACTATATAAGCATCGCCCGTGGAGGTATGTGGCCGGATGGTTCTAGATGGCGGGACAATACGCCTGAGATACTATAATTTGGTAACTATAAACAAAAATAGGGCAGCGAAAAAATCGCTACCCTAAATGTTGAATTGTGATTTAAGTCACAATGACATTTTTAATGTCGTTTCAATCCACGCCCGAAGGCGACTAATATCATTTCTGATATGCGGTGCAAAGGTACGTGTTTTTGAATTAAGAAACAAGCAATTTTCAATGTTATAAAATATAAGATTATGAACTCATACAATATCTACGAAGAGAATCATTATGAAACTGTACTTTATCACGCAATTGCGCGTGACGAAGATCATGTAAGAGAGCTAGCAGAAGAAGCGGGTATTAATCTTGAAGGGTTGACCATTGACTTGGAGCGTTCTAACGTTAAGGACCAGATGGGAAGGCCATACAGCGCAATGATTGAAGATGCAGTTGTAAGATGATGAATGAGAGAGAACGAATCGGTAAGCGTATTGCCGAGCTCAGAAAGCAAAAGGGATTGTCCCAAGCGAGATTGGCAGAGCTGGTCAGTATAAACCAGGGTCACATAGCACGAATAGAACTTGGTAAATATAGTACAGGTATAGATATCCTTGCGAAGATAGGGTATGCACTAGGTTGCAGGATTGATTATATAGAAAACTAAAAAAATGAAAACATTAGAAGAACTCAGAGACTTTATCAATCGAGAAATAAACTTTGTATCTTTGGATATAATTTTTAAAGTAGTTGATTTAGTCATAGCTGAAAACGGATGGACCGATGAACGTCCCAGTTCTCAATACGGTATATGCAATGATGGTGTACGTATCCTTTTCTTTGATTTGGAAATGGTTGCTGTAATCAATGCCATTGACGACTCAGTTTAAAACAAACAGTTTCAGCAAGTAGGGCTGTATAACTCTTGCTGAAACTGTTCTTCCAATTCAGGTGTTAAAGTCTAATCTTACTTTCTAGCAAATCAAATCCTTTTTCCACTTCGGAATTAAGAACTTTCGCATAAACTTGTGTAGTGCGAATGTTTGTGTGTCCAAGCATTTTGGCAACAATTTCAATAGGCACACCATTGTTCAGGGCAAAAACGGCAAAAGTATGTCGTCCCATGTGTGTGGTTATATTCTTATCAATACCTGCGTATTGAGCGACCACCTTTAATGAGACATTATATTTTTGATTGGATATGATAGGTAGCTTATAGTCATACTTCTTCAATATTTCGATTGCCGGAGTAAGAAGAACTATTTTATAATCCTCATTGGTCTTTTTTCTTCTGTCGGATACAATATATTTCCCATTCCTTTCCTCGACATCCTTTTCGAAATTGAATTTCTCAAAATCAGCATACGCAAGTCCAGTGTAGCATTGAAAAAGAAATAAATCACGTATCCGGTCTATTGATGGCATATTAATTTTACAAGTACGGATCATTTTTAGTTCTTCTTCTGTAAGATACTTCCGCTTCTCAAATCTTCCGCGTTCAAAATGCAAACCAACATAAGGGTTTTCATTCAATAAACCGAACTTCATTGCCTCATGCAAATAACGCTTTAAGCGTTTATGATAGTTATAGATTGTAGGTTGAGAAATCTCCTGTTGATGCAGGAATTCATCGTAAAGCGTTATATTCGCTTTTGTCAGGTCATCCATGTAATTTAGCTTTCCGAACTTTTCTAACGATTGTAGCAAAGTTCTATGCTGTTTTCGCGTGCTTTCCTCAATGTCTGTCCTATCCTCTATTCTTGTGCGAACAAAATCAATAAACGAATCCGAATGGTTGGATTTCTCCAAGAATGCGTTAAGTTTTTCAAAGTCGAATTGCTGGTCATTTCTAAACAAATCAAGAATAAAATCATTTAATTTGCTCATCATACCATCAAGCATCGCATTTAACTGGATTGAGTGTACGGAATTAACTACCTTCTTTTTTTCATTCCATTGGTCAGCGTATAGTTTCACTGATGTCCCAATCCATTTCCGTTTACCTTCTGATGTCACTTCAATCTGAACCAGACCTTTTTTGTTTCTTGTGGCGACATGCTTTCTGTCGAACACAAACCTCATTGTTGGATACTTCATACTTTTTGTTTTTTAATGTGAATCACTGGTTGTAATCGAACAGAATCACGAATTTTTATGTATACTGTTAAATAATGCATGTATTGGTTTAATAAATAAAAAAACAGCATTTATTCTATTTGGTATCATGTTTTTGGGTATCATTTGATACCTTTGATACTTTATCGGTATCAAAAATAATACGTTTGATGCATTACTGTGCATGATTGTGCACTAATAAACGTTAATAAAAACGAGTTGTAAATGCTTATATTCCAATGGCTCAGTTGTAATTCTTGGGGGATTAATATTTGCTAATTCCCCTTTATGCATAC